TATACCCAACGATAAAACATATCTTGCATATCATTTAAAAGCTTGCGTTGGCTATATTCATCCAAGGATAAAAAAGCCGTAGCCATTGCTTTTTCGTATGCGCTACCATGCTCAAGCATCAAAGCTGTAATGCTTGAATCGCTTAATAATTTAATTTGCGTTTCTGTCAAAACTCGGGGATGAATTGTCTGCATCATTTTCAATTTCCTTTAAAAGACCCATTTGCAATTTGCTAGGGGATGTATGAATTATAAGACAGCTTAGGCAAAGAAAACCCCTAAACAAAAAATATTTGCTAGGGGATTCCCTCATAGCCATTAGGCTAAAAGAATGGTCTCGGCTTCCGTCTTCATTCTGTTGCCATTACCGAACCAAGCATTGTTCATTCGGCTATCTACGTTGTGACCTTTATCGTGGTCGACATATTGGGTAACAGCATTAAGCAAACCCCAACGAGTTCCTTCAGCACCTCGAAGATTAGCGCCCATGCCTTTACCCTCAAACAGTTCAAGCACTTTGTTATAACCACGCGAAGGCTTAAAAGTAGCTGTCTTAGGGTCAAAATTAGCAGGGAATAAATTATTTAAGAATTCTTTTACATAAGTAACGCTGACTTGCTGACGAGCTAAATGGCGATACTTATCCATCATTCCATCAAATCCGCTCACGACTAAACCTAGCTTATCGCGCATCAAGCTTGCATCAAATTCCCGACCATGAGTAATATTGAATCGGCTAGGAGCTACTTCATTGTCAGCGGCTGAAAGCGTGTTATTGCAGACAACCCGAACACTTGTAAATTGTCCAACAGTTGCCGTAGAGCCATCAAAGCTAGTTGATAAAAGCAAATAGCCTCGCACCGCATCATCACCCAAGACGCAAGCTTCTTTATTTGTATTAGCCAATGCCCAGATGCGTTTGCCGCCCTTAATAGCTCCTGCTACTTCTAATTTAAATCCTGCGCTTTGCATAAGCACATTGAAGAAATCTAATACATCTTTTGGCTGATGAAGCTTATAGCGATTTGTGACAAGACCCAGAGGGGCATGAGTGTCACTTCGGTAAACAACATTTTGTCCCTGAACACGAAGCAAATCTCCATCAGAGCCATGAGGCTCAAAGCGGACAGGAGCTACTTCAGCTTTCCAATCAAGCCCCGCCATCTTTGACCATGTATCAATGTCAGCGTCAGGATTTAATTCTTGACCAAGACCATGCCAAGGCTTTTGCCCAACATAAGCGATCTCTGACAAGCCTGTGATTTCATTTTTTTCGATTAAATGTGCCATGATAAATTTCCTTATTTAAATTTCAGAGTTGATCGGGGTGGTCAGCCCCGAGAATTTTTAGACCATTTCTTCAATTTCTTTAGTGGAGACCAGCGCACCATTAGCGGCAATGCTGTACTCAATTTGATCTAGAGAGGGCTTCATCAACATATAAGAATCAAAAGTGCAACCGCATAAGCGAGTGCCCTCTCTCCACCGAAGCTCCACTTTTAAATAATCGATCGAAACAATAGTGCTAACAGTCGCCTCTGGATAATCAGTAGTAACTACTAGCTGACCAACATATAAATTAGCTTGTTTAATAAATCTACGCATCATCATTTCCTTTAAAAGACCCTTATGCGAAATTGCTAGGGGATGTATGAATTATAAGGTAAGTTAAATAAATAAACTACTTATTTAAATTTATTTACTAAGGGGATTCCCTTAGTGCCAATCTTATTTAAATGCGCTTACAATGTGGTTTATGAAAAAAACCGAAGCAATTAAACTAGCGGGAAGCATTAAAGAGCTTGCCAAGATGTTGGGCATTTCCCAAGCGGCAATCTCAATGTGGGGTGATGATGTGCCTAAAATGCGCGTCTTTCAATTACGTGCATTAAAGCCAGATTGGTTCGTATAATTTGAAACACGGCTAGGCTTTGGGTAGCTCCTGAAGCCGAAAAGAGTTATCCCCTCTCCTGCCGAGGTTTCTTTCTAGGGGTGTTTTTAAAAGGCGGATATGCACTATTACCAATTTAATATTGGTGACTATCACACGCACACCGACCATCTGTCAGAGATGGAGGATTTGGCTTATCGCCGGATGCTTGATTGGTGTTACTTACATGAAAAAGAGCTTCCGCTTGATTGCGAGCAAATTGCAAGGCTAATTCGTATGCGTTCGCATACCGATTGCATTGCGATCGTAATTGAAGAATTTTTTGTTCAACATGATGGTGGTTGGATCAGCGAAAGAGTGCTTGAAGAAATTGAGCATTACAGGGCGAAAATTGAGCAAGCATCTAAAGCAGGGAAAGCATCCGCTGAACGGAGGCTCAACGGCAGTTCAACGGGCGTTCAACTAACCAATAACTATAAACCAATAACTAATAACCAAGAACTATTTAATGCAGATGCTGACGCATCTTTGTCGGCAGATGATCTGCCTTCATGTCCACACCAAGAAATTTTATTGCTTTACAAAAAGAATTTGCCTCATCTTCTTCAGCCTAGAGTTTGGGAAGGTAACAGGCAAAGACTTTTGAAAACAAGATGGGTTCAAGCTTCCTTGCCTTCAAATTATTCGCCCGAGGGATATAAAACAAAACAAGCGGGCTTAAAATGGTGGGACTCATTCTTTGCTTACATTGCAAATGATTCTTCATTGGCTAACGGATTTAAAAGTAAAGAGCGGACTTGGTTGCCTGACTTGGAATGGATTGTCACAGCTTCTAACTTCTCAAAAATAATTGATGGGAAATATGCAAAATGAGAAATACTTATATTTTTACTTTGTTATTTTTTATGTTGATTGCATTTTGGGGATGGGTAATCTTTATTGTGAAGGCGAACATATGAATTGGCCTTTCCCTCCATTTCCCAATCCAAAGCATAAAGATCAGCGCAAGCCGAAATTTAATCCAGACAACTTTGAGGACGCTCCATTATGACTTTTGCTAAACCTGAATCTAAAAGAAAAGATGAATTTGAATTTTCAACTTATTGCTCATTTGATGGATGCGGCTATCGTTGGGCAGTTCATTGTGATGGCGATAAGCCGAAATGCTCTCATCATCAATGGCAAAGTGATAGACCCCAAAAGAAATCTTTTACATCATTGCCTGATTTAAAGCCTAAAACAATTTCTCAATGGTATGAAGAAAAGGATGAGTTCTAATGAACTATTTTGATGCAATGAGAATTCTAGATAAAGTAGCTGATGGCTCAACATATCCTGAAAAAATAATTAACTTAGCTTTAGAAATTACAGGCGATTTAGATGGACAAGGAACTCCTCAAAGATTCAGAAGCTCGAGAGTGGATTTCAAGATACAGGAAGAAGCAACTGGAAGAAGGCAAGGGGGAAGCGTTAGAGTGGTGGCTGAAAACATTGTCGGACATAGCAAAGAGGCGTGGTCAATCAGCCGCTGATGATCTAAGAAAAAGAATGAATATTCAAAGGAAAAACAATGCCACAAGAAATTGACATTGAAGCATTGTTGCTAAAAGAACGTGAGCAATGCGTAATTGAACTTTTAAGATGCTTTGTAACTACTAATCAGATGCCAACATCTAGGGATGCTGTAACACATAATGAAGCGGTTAAAGAGTGTATCGAAGTTCTGATTGCGAGAAAAGATAAATGAGATATGCCGCCCGAGTAGATTCTAATCAGGCTGAAATTGTCAAAGCATTAAGAGATGCGGGTGCTTATGTTTGGATAATTGGTTTGCCTGTTGATCTACTAGTTGGCTTTAAAGGGCATTCATTTCTGATGGAGATTAAAACTAGCTCTAAAAAGCGCTTAACCGCGCTACAAAGCGATTTCTTTTTAAATTGGACAGGTAGCACAGTATGTCGGGTTGATGGGGTTGAATCAGCATTAAGAATGATTGGGGTAAAAAAATGATTTATCACTTGGAGTCAGCAGAACAGGCAACATTTGTTATGCAAGGCTTATGGCCAAAAGTTAAAACAGCTTTACAAAGCGGCAAAAAATTATCATTAGAAGTAAAGCCTGAAAAGAAAAGCAGAGAGCAAGAAGAAAAGTATCACGCAATGATTGGTGAGATTGCAAAACAAGCTCATCATATTGGATGCAAGTGGGGGGTTGATGATTTTAAAAGGCTCTTGATTGATCAATGGGCTAGTGAAACAGATCGTAAGTTAGGGCGACTTGTTCAAAGCTTAGATGGTGTTCGAATTGTTCAACTTGGGATGCAGTCTCGCAGATTTTCAAAAGAAGAAGCTTGCGAGTTTATTGAGTGGTTGGAAGCATGGGGTGCAACCAATGGCGTTATTTTTACAAAAGAGGAATGAAATGTATAACTATACTTACTACACAACTATTGGTGAAGGCTTGGAGCCTGTGTATGTTGAAGTTGAATTTGACAGAGATGATGATTCAACATTTGATAGAAGCATTGTTTCAATTAAATTAGGTCAAACAGAAATTAGCGGATGCTTTAAAGCAGAAATTTTAGATGAGCTTGCTAAAAAAGGAGCCGATCTTTATATGGCAGAAATTGCTTGCGGGGTTAAAGATGTCTAAAAGAATTACTTTACCAATTACAGAAAAATTTGATGAGATTAAAGCTGAACTAGAAGCAGAATTAGGAATTGAGATGACTTACCATCAAATTATTAACATCTTGATTCATTTTTATTCAAGTAGAACCGCTCAACCAAAAACGCAATGGAGACCCATTAAATGAAATCGCTTGCAATATCTTTTTGCGTTGCTTATCTTTTTGCGGCTTTTATAAATTGGCAATATGATCCTTCTGAATGGAGTGAATTTGCTCGATTTGGATTGTTGCTGTTTGGATTCGTTGTTTTTGGCATGGTAAATGCCTCAAAGAAAAATGGCTGATTTTTTTATCACATTAGCTATGGTCTTTGTGGGATTGATTTTGCCTGCTGTTTTTATTGCTTGGGTTGGCGAGAAGATTGAAAAAAATGAGAAAAAAAACAAGACGTAAACATTGGGGGCTTTTAAATCCAATCGACCACGCCATCTCAGGGGTTGCAATGATTGAAAGAAAAGACTTAGATAAACTAAGATTGTCAGAACTAGCGGCTCTTGATGCAATGATTCGTGGTCTTGGAACAGTTCAAGATTGGCGAACATTGGTTGATGTGCTTAATTTGACTGAGATGATGGCTAATAGTGGAATTGGTCCTGAAGCATTACAAACCTGTAATAAAGCTCAAACTGCATTGCATGAAGCGGCAATCAGATATGAAGCAACTAAAAAAATGGGATTGAATGGCATTGGCATTTCTGCAATCAGAGATTTACTAGAGTACGCTGATCTTCAACAAGCAAGCATCGCAAGATGCGATTTTGAAAAAATGATTATGAAAACAAAAAATTACATTAAATCTCGCAACGATAAAGTTGTTGAGATAGTATGAGATTTCCCAAGCATAATTACATCAGAAGTACTACTTTACTTCGCAATGCAAGAGAAATTGCTTGTCAGCACTGTGGAGCAGATGACGGAACTGTAGTTGCCGCGCATACAAATTTTGGAGGGGGCAAGGGTCGATCAATTAAGGCAGATGATAATTTGATCGCGAGCCTCTGCTTTTCTTGCCATGCTGAAATTGACCAAGGAGGTCATTTGTCAAAAGAAGATCGGCAAATGATTTGGCAAAAAGCACATCGAAAGACTGTTCAGCGGTTAGTAATGTTAAATCTTTGGCCTCAAAATATTCCTGTTCCTGATCTAAGAAATTATTTTGAAAAAGAGCGATAGGGGGGGGGCGGGGTGTTGTTCTTTTCAAAAAAAATTAGATGGGGCTTGTTTTAAATAAAGTTAACTCTGTGCTAAGATGACTTATGAAAGAGGGCGACATGGCAAAACAACTTGCAATCAAATACAAAAAAACAGAAGAGCTTATCCCTTACGCTTTGAATAGCCGGACTCACTCTGAAGCGCAAGTTGCTCAGATAGCGGCAAGCATTAGGGAATTTGGTTTTACTAATCCAATTTTGCTTGATGGTGAGAATGGAATTCTGGCAGGGCATGGCAGGGTCATGGCGGCTCGATTACTTGAGCTAGATGCCGTTCCGACAATTGAGATTGCTCATCTCACAGAGCAACAGAAGAAGGCTTATGTTATTGCTGACAACAAGCTTGCTTTAAATGCAGGTTGGGATGACGAGATTCTTAAACTTGAATTACAGAGCCTAAATGATACTCACCAAGTTTTGACAGGCTTTGATGCTTCAGAATTAAATATCTTATTTAATGGTTGGCAACCTGAGATTGATGTTAAAGAAAAAGATGGTTCAAATTTAGATGGCATCACACGCACAATAAAAATTTCTGTATCGCAAGATGAAGAAACAATGGCATTGGAAGCCATAACAAACGCACTTGACTCTGCGGGTGTTGAGTATGAATTCAAATGAGCTAAAGCATAATTTGCTTGTTGCTTATCCTTATGTCAACAAAGCGGTAATTGAAGCTCTTAAAGAGCGCGAATCAGAAATTAGATTTGTGCTTGATTCGGGAGCTTTTACTGCATGGAAAGCGGGTAAACCGATTGCTCTTGATGACTATTGCAAATTTTTAGAAACGCTACCAATTAAGCCTTGGCGTTATTTCACTTTAGATGTGATTGGTGATCCCGAGGGAAGTATGAAAAATTATGAGATCATGCTTAAGCGTGGATTTAAGCCTGTGCCAATTTTTACAAGGGGCGAAAAGCCCGAGATGATTGACGAATACTACAAAACATCTGATGTAGTAGGAATTGGTGGTCTTGTTGGTACGCAAGGCAATAAAGGCTTTGTTAATGGAATCATGAAACAAGTTGCAGGAAGAAAAGTCCATTGGCTTGGATTCACAGCAATTGATTACATTAAATATTACAAGCCTTATATGTGCGACTCATCTTCTTGGTCGAGTGGGATTAGATATGGCTCTCTTGCTTTATACCAAGGCAATGGGAAATTTAAATTAGTAAATCGAAAAACATTTGTTGATAAGCCATCGAAAGAAGTTTTCGCTTTATTGCAAAAGCATGGCATTCCATTGGAAGATTTAGGCATGGCTCACCATTGGGTAAATGGTGGAGGCAATCGGGCTTTGCGTAATGCGAGCTTTAGAGCTTGGGCAATGTTTCAACATGACATCTCAACAAAAGTTGGTAGTCACTTCTTTTTAGCTTGCGCGAGTGAATCAGACATTCGCACTTTTTACTCTGCATTTGATTGGATGAAAGGTAAATGATGAAAAAAGTAATGGTGGTTTTATCAGGTGGGCAAGACTCAACAACTTGTCTATATTGGGCAAAGCAAAATTTTGATGAAGTTCATGCAATCACTTTTAATTATGGGCAAAAGCATAGCCTAGAGCTTGAATGTGCAAAAAAGATTGCTGAAATGGCGGGAGTCGCCTCTCATCAAACAGTTTCTGTGCCAAACATTCTTAAAGGTCGTAGTCCATTGACAAATCCTAATGTCGAATTGGAGACTTACGAAAATTTTGAGCAAATGGATAAAGTAATTGGCGATCGGGTTGAATTAACTTTCGTGCCAATGAGAAATGCTTTCTTTTTGACGATTGCGGCTAATTACGCTCTTGAAAAAGATTGTTTTGATTTAGTTACAGGCGTCTGTCAACAAGACAATGCTAATTATCCAGATTGCAGACAAACATTTATCCAACATCAAGAAGACACAATCAATGTAGCTCTTGGGATTCATAATTTTAAAATTCATACACCGCTAATGTTCTTATCTAAAGCAGAAAGTATTAAACTAGCTGAGACTTTTGATAATTGCATGACAGCTTTATCTTATTCACATACTTGCTATGCAGGAGAATATCCTCCATGCGGTAAGTGTCACGCTTGTGTTCTTCGCGCTGAAGGATTCAAGGAAGCGGGGATCAATGATCCATTGGTTGAACGAGCTACTAAGGAAGAAGCATGATTACAGCGGCTTTAATTGCTGAACGAATTAAAAATTCGGGTGGCTCTTATTTTGCAAATGACAACATTTCAAAGTATTTAATGGATGGTGAATTAGATAATCTTGAAAAAGAGCTAATTCCTGAATTGCAAAGAGTGCTTAAAGGATTGGTGATTGATACAGAGAACGATCACAATACAAATGAAACAGCAAAGCGAATTGCTAAGATGTATATCCGCGAAGTCTTTAAAGGGCGTTATCAAACAATGCCAACAGTGACAGACTTTCCGAATGCAAAGCATTTAGATCAGATTTACACAATCGGTCCAATAACAGTTCGCTCTGCTTGCTCGCATCACATGGTTCCCATTCTTGGCAAAGCTTGGATCGGAGTTATCCCATCAGAAAGAGTCATTGGCATAAGCAAATTTATTCGACTTGTTGAATGGATTATGGCTCGCCCTCAGATTCAAGAGGAAGCAACAGTTCAAGTGGCTGATCTTATTGAGGGCTTGATTAAGCCATTAGGTTTGGCAATCGTTGTTCAGGCGCAACATGAGTGCATGACATGGCGCGGAGTCAGGGAGAACGAAACCACAATGACAACCTCAGTGATGAGAGGAAAGTTTATGGACAATCCAACAGCTCGCCAAGAATTCCTTAAGCTCATTGAGAAACAGTAATGGCTTTTCAATCAACTAAAACCTATGGCAACCATGTCGGCATCTCTGCCGCTTTTCGCCAATGGAAAGCTCATTCTCATTGTAGATTTGTCCATGGATACGCATTAGGATTTAAATTTATCTTTGAGGCTGATGAGCTTGACCAAAGTAATTGGGTGGTTGACTTTGGCGGTCTTAAACCTTTAAAGGCAATGCTCGAAGATACTTTTGACCATAAAGTAGTTGTTGCAGAGGATGACCCTCATCTTGATTACTTCAAGCAAGGCGAAGCTCTTGGAGTGTTGGAATTAGTTGTTGTCCCATCTGGCGGCTGTGAAAAGTTTGCTGAATTGGTTTATGAATGTACTGAGCAATGGCTTACGGATGCAGGCTTTGCGCCAAGATGCAGACTTGTATCTGTTGAAGTCTTTGAGCATGGGGCTAACTCAGCAATCTTTACAGGGCATTAAATGATCTTAGCTATAAACGAAATATTCGAAACAATCCAAGGCGAGGCAAAATTTACAGGCACTCCGTCTGTATTTGTCAGGCTTCAATATTGTGACGTTGGGTGCGCTTGGTGTGACACTAAGCATACATGGGAGTTAGGAACATTCGATCAAATACCATTTGGCGAGATGCTTAATAAAGCCGAAGATAGCCCTAAGTATGCTCTGGCAGAAGTAAAGGTTTTAGTTGCCTACCTTACATCATTGCGCCCAAATCATATTGTGATTACTGGAGGCGAGCCTTGCGTGAATGATTTAAGTATTCTTACATCAATGCTAATTGCCGCAGGGAAATCAGTTCAAATTGAAACGAGCGGAACTTATGAGATTCTTTGCCATCCTAAGACATGGGTAACTGTTAGCCCAAAGATTGGAATGGCAGGAAAGAAAGAAGTTCTCCAATCCGCGCTACAACGCGCAAACGAGATAAAGCATCCCATTGGTAAGGCGGCTGATATTGAGAACCTCAAATCGCTGTCTAAGGGGCTTCATAAGGTTATTTGGATGCAACCACTAAGCCAAAGCGAAAAGGCTACTCAGCTTTGCATTGACACCGCTATGCAAGAGAATTGGAATCTAAGTATTCAAACCCATAAGTTCATTGGCGTTAGATAATGGATTATGTAGACTTCTTTGCTTTAGATGAAGGCGAGAAGAAAATTGATCGTAGATTAAAGAATTGGGCTGTCTATGTCAGACCGAGGCGAGGCTTCGGCTCTGTGCATCCAATGTTCAGATGGTATCGTCCTAATGAAATTTGGAATGGCAACCCCAATTCTTTTTCTCTCGACCTCCCAGATGCAGAGCTAGTTGAACAAACCATGAGAAAGTTAAGCCCAGTTAATAGGATAGCTCTTAAATGGTTTTATGTAGAAAATATTCCACCAACCAAAGTTTGCAAGAATCTACAAATTAACTTATACGATTTAAAATTATTTGTTAGTAATGGTAGAAAACAGTTGCAAAGTTATTTGGAAGTGATCTAGAATGCAACCGTCAAGAGCGAATACGCAGAAGTTGACCACTATCTTTGCGGAGGTCTAATCATCTCTAAAGGTAACACTCGCATAAGCGGTTGGCGGCTTCAAAAGATTCGTCATTTGAGAATGATGGAATCTCCGCTATGCACACATTGCCAAGCAAAAGGAATTGTAAAGCTAGGCGAAGAACTAGATCACATTGTCCCCATCTCCAAGGGTGGAGAGAATGATCCTAGCAATCTTCAAATGCTTTGCAAGGAATGTCACTATCTTAAGACATTAGATGACATGGGCTACAAGCCAAAACCTAAGATTGGTTTAGACGGATGGCACGAGGAAGAACCCTCACCCTATTGGGGAAGGGGGGGAAAGAAGTCCAAGGCCTCCCCAACCAAAACCGGCTGATGCTTGAGCATGGTAGCGCATACGAAAAAGCAATGGCTACGGCTTTTTTATCCTTGGATGAATATAGCCAACGCAAGCTTTTAAATGATATGCAAGATATGTTTTATCGTTGGGTATA